TGGGATGTAACCGAGAAATCTATATCTCGTGCAGAGTGTGAGGCGACCGCACGTTGGCAGCAAGTAAAACGGGTTGATAAGTCCCTCTATCCGAGGATAGAGAAATATATCAACTCACTGAACCTGGCCAAGTATGCGGGTGTAGCTGCCCAAATCCCTGCACCGATTGCATCGGGCTCGGCATGTCTTTCCCATTCTGTTCGGAATGGTGGGACTGCTCGAGCCTTATTCGAAAGGTACGCGGAACATGAGCATATCGTGACACATAGTGTTGCTCCACCAACGTATAGTGCCCTGACCAGAGGTAGGGTATATACGGAGGAAGAGAAGAGAGAGGCATTGCGTATTACGTGGAAGTATGATCTACGACAAGGAAAACTTGTCAGGGTCAACACTAACCGTGATTACAACAATACCAAACTCAACAACATGATGTATCACAACATGGCCACTCCGAAGTTGAAACCCGTCTCTCTACCAGAGATGGGTGGGAAAATCAGGGTGGCCACGCTACACGACTGTATAGAAGTTACAGAGGCCAGGCGCATCACGGCGAAATGGATATATGGCTTACGCCACGTAGTCACTTCACGTGATATGCTGCGAGGAAGGCGAATAAGGCTAGAGGGGGACATCTTAAAAGATGAACCAATCTATATCTATTCGGCAGACCTCTCAGCCGCGACTGACCATATCGATCACGAATTGGCACAGGTCGTAGGAAGGTGCGTAGCGCGTCAACTCAATCCTGAGGACGAGGCTACTGTTACCAAGTTACTTGGGCCAAAACTAATCGATACGCCATCCGGTGAGGTTACAACCACATGTGGAATACACATGGGGCTGGGACCATCCTGGATAGTGCTGTCACTTCTAAACAGCTTCGCCGCGTGGGAGGCAGGAGCGAATAAGAAATCTTACTCCATCTGTGGGGATGACCTCGTAGGAGCGTGGACCATTAAAATGATCCGGCAATACGAGGACAACCTAGATCGCCTGGGACTAGAAATTAATAAGTCCAAGGCATTCATAGGGCACAGAGGAGTGTTTTGCGAAAAGCTTATTGCACCGACAGATACACCATATGTATGGGAATCTGTCGAGGGAAGTAGTCTAGCCGGTATCACCGCGGCGAAACTACGCAATAAGAAGACTTCAAACAAGCTCGCTGTCGCTGACAGCCTTAAGGAAAGACCCGGTAAGGGGAGGTTCGATGAGGCTGCCATCCTAACTTTGTCTGAGTTAGGACCACGCACACGCAAGCCAGGTAGGGTAAGGCTGGGTGGGAACGGGAAAGGTATGAATACTGTCGAATCGCTCTTGCGAGCATTCGGTGGAAAGACAAACCTATTCACAGACCCTTCAGTTGGCGTAACAAGGGGCATCGAGTTCACAAGGGATAGACCGAAAGGTCTGTCAATTGATAGAGATGAGGCCACTGTTTGGCTAACTGCCGCATATAATCTAGACAAGAATTTATGCGGGACACCGGCAAAACCTTATGTACCAAAGGGCAAGGATTTCCAACTATTTGCAGCTCGAATGAACGGGCCGCTTAAGAAGGAATCTGCCCTCAAGCTGGCAAGCGAATCACACTACCCGTCACGTAGTCGCCGGACAATCAAAAGGTTGATCCGTAACTCACGTGAGGGTCTTCTCAGGTCTAAGCGATCTCACAAGAAGCTGGCCAAGATTATTGGACAGGAAAAGGCGAGATCTTACTGTAGTGTAGAGGTGCTAGTTGCGCACATACGTACAGTATACTGCTTAGACTTCGAGAGTCGCATCATCGGTGGATTGATGATGCGTAAGTCCGCCGACACACAGTCGGGCGGCGTTAAAGCTGTTAAAGGAACGTAACAGC